ATGAGAAAAAGTGCAAATGCCGCTTTGACGCAGAGCGAGGAAACGACGGAAGAACTGGTAGGCATCCTGACCGCCATCAGCGTGGTGTCAAAGCGGCTGGCAAAAAAACTGGCGATGCTCGAAAAGCCGCCTGACGAAGGGAGGGACAAAACGGATGCAACAGCCGAAACCGCTTCTGCACATGCCAATCAGAGCCGCGCCATATAAGCATCAGATCGACGCTTTCAATTTCGTATGCGGCAAGTTCGGGCTGATTCCGGCAAGCGGGATGCCATCTTCCGGCGCGGCTCTGCTCATGGAAATGGGTACCGGAAAGACCATAACAAGCATTGCGGTCGCCGGCGCTTTGTATCAGGCGGGTAAAATCCACAGGGTTCTGGTGGTGGCCCCGCTCTCCATCCTTGGTGTTTGGGAAGAGGAATTTGCTAAGTTTGCAGACTTTGATTACACATTAGCAGTGCTGTCGGGAAGCAGTACAAAGAAAGCGGATACTCTTCGGCATATGCGCGGCTCTCCCCTGCAAGTCGCGGTGATCAATTATGAATCGGCATGGCGTCTGGAAAAGGAACTTGCCGCATGGAACCCCGACATGATTATTGCCGACGAAGGCCACAAGATTAAAACCCATAACATTGCGGCTTCCAAGGCCATGCACCGGCTGGGCGCGCGGGCAAAGTACAGGCTGCTGCTCACAGGGACGGTCATTACCAACAAGGCCATCGACGTGTTCAGCCAGTACAAATTCTTGAGTCCCGCCGTCTTTGGCCAAAGCTTCTATGTGTTCCGCAACAGGTATTTTGATATGGTCGGCTACGGTCAGCACACGCCGGTGCTGAAAAAATCAATGGAGCAGGATTTGATGAAAAGGCTCCACAGCATTGCGTTCCGGGCGACCAAAGCAGAATGCCTTGATTTGCCGGAAACCACCGATATTGTGCGGTACGTGGAGATGGAACCCGCCGCCATGAAGATTTACCGGGATCTGGTCAGGGACAGCTATGCCGAGTTGGGTCATAGCGAGGTGACGGTGACAAACATACTTACCCGCCTGCTCCGGCTGTCGCAGATAACCGGAGGTTTTATCGGCGGCGACGAAGGCGGCCCGGTTCAGCGCGTCAGCACGGCAAAGCAGGAGGCGCTGGAGGATATTATCGAGGACGTTTTGCAAAGCGGCAAAAAGTTGGCGGTCATGGCGCGGTTCATTCCGGAAATCAACGCCATCTGCAGGCTCCTTGAGAAAAAAGACATTGGGTACTCGCTTCTAATGGGCGGCGTGAAAGACCGGGAGGAACAGGTGGCGGCGTTTCAAAACGACCCGGAGGTTCAGGTGTTTGTCGGACAGATCGCCACAGCGGGGCTTGGCGTGACGCTCACCGCCGCCAGCACGATGGTGTTCTATTCACTCGACTACAGCATGAGCAATTTCGAGCAGGCAAAGGCCCGCATCCACCGCGTAGGGCAAAGGGAGAACTGCACCTATCTGTACCTGACGGCAAAAGGCACCGTCGATGAGAAAGTGCTGAAGGCGCTGAGGGACAAGGCGGATCTGGCGAGGATGCTGGTGGACGATTACAGAAGCGGGCTCAATCCTTTTACGGCAGGGGGTGAAAAAACATGAACGAGCAAGGCGAAAAAATGTTTGAACTGGCCGAGCAGCTTAAAGAACTCAAAGACCTGAAGAAATCCGCCGAGCAGGAGCTCAAGGAAATCAACGACAAAATCGACGAGACGGAATACCGCCTGTCGGAGCTGATGGCGGAAACCGAAACGCAGAACTTTACCCGGGGCGGCGTGATGTTCTACCTCACCGGCACGACGAGGGCTTCAGCTGCCGCGGGCCGGAAAGAGGAGCTGTACTCCGCGCTCAAAAAAGCCGGGTTCGGAGATCTGGTCTATGAAACGGTCAACGCCAATTCCCTGTCGGCCTTTGTCAAGGAGCAGATGGAAGAAAACAACGATGAGCTTCCCGGCTGGCTTTCAGGACTTGTGAACGTCTTTGAAAAGACCTCGGTCGGGATGCGCAAGGCTTCAAAATAATCAATTTAGGAGGTTTTCAAGATGTCAAGCAAAAAAGAAATGGCGTTAACCAGGCAGGATAACGGTTTTTTAAGGCTTGCCGATTTCAACATGGCAGGAATGATGGCAGAAGAGCTGGACGGCCTGGATATGAGCTTTGAGCGGATTAAAATCCCGTCGGCGGGCAGCACCGTATTTGAAGTGCCCGGAGAAAACCCGGGGGAGCCGGACACAGTCAGGGAATTTTCGGCGGTAATTTTGTACCATCATCCGCTTCATGCTTACTACAAGACCAAATACACCGGAGGAAACCAGCCGCCCGACTGCGGAAGCTTCGACGGCATAACCGGCGAAGGCGACCCCGGAGGAAATTGTGCCGCCTGCCCATTGAACCGGTTCGGCACCGGCGAAAACGGCAGCAAGGCATGCAAGAACCGCCGCAGGATCTATGTGCTGCGCGAAGGCGAGATTTTTCCGCTGCTCTTGTCCCTCCCAACCGGCTCCCTTAAGGAATTTACCAAATACATCAAGCGGCTGCTGTCCAAGGGCAGGAAATCCAACAGCGTGGTCACGCGCTTTTCGTTAAAGAAAGCCACCAACAGCGGCGGTATTGCCTATTCGCAGGCGCAGTTCGCTATCGACAGGCCGCTCACTTCCGAGGAATACGCGCTTATCGGCAAACTGTCCGAGCAGGTCAGGGAGTACAGCAGGCGGGTCGGTTTCGAGGCGGACAATACGGCTGAAACGGACATTGATGAAGCGCCGTTTGCGGATCCCGAAACCGGCGAGGTAATAGAACCTTTGAAATAAAAAAGAAACAGGCTTGAAGTTTGGGGGCAGGATTTATTCCTGTTCCCAGCTTTAAGCGTCGAGGAGGGACTATGGAATACAGATGCGTAACAGATTTAGCGGAATTACGGGACTATATCGATAAAGCGCGCTTAATTGCATTCGACTTTGAAACCGCGCCCCGGGAGGAATACCGCAGGGATGAAAAGGCGGCGCTGGACGCGCATAAGGCGGATATTGCCGGTGTGAGTTTTTCAGTTTCCGAAGGAACGGCCGTTTATGTTCCGTTAAGGCATAAAACAGGAAAGAATGCCGGTTCGCCGGATAAGATCATGCAATGGCTGGCAGAGAGGGTGTTTGCCAATCGAAAGGTTGTAAAAATCGCTCACAACCTGAGCTTTGAGGCGATGTTTCTGTACGCCCTTGGCATCGTGCTGCAGCCGCCCTGCTATGACACCATCGCGGCGGCGCAGATGACGCTGAAAAGCAATACAGCTTTCAGGACACTTGCAGACAGCGGGTTGAAAACGCTGGCGCAGGAGCTTTTCGGCGCGGAACTTCCAAGTTTTGAAACGGTTACATCAGGCAGATATTTCGATGAATTGGATCCGCAGGACGAAGAAACCATCCGCTATGCCTGCGCCGACAGCGATTTTACCCTGCGACTGTATCATCTGTTCAATAACTGGTTTGACCGGTATCTGCCGAAGCACCGATTCATTGTTGAAAAGCTTGAATCGCCCGCGGCGATTTATGTCGGTTTGATGAAGTACAATGGCCTGCTTGCGGATGAGGAACTGGTGCTTAAAAAACAAGCGGAGGCTGAGGAAAGGATTAAGCAATTAAAAGAAGAGATCGCTTTTATGATCGGCGACGTGAATATCGGAGCAAATGCCAGCACATCGGCTTTCAAGAAATATCTGTACGACGATTTGAAGCTGCCAGTGTTCAAAACGACGGCCAAATACCAGGAAGCCATGGACGACGAGGCCATGATCCTGCTTGCAGAATGGTGTGCGGAAAACCGTCCGGAGCTTGCGGAGTTGTTTGTTCTGGTGCAGGAGTACCGCAAATGGGGAAAAATCAAATCCACCTACATAGACGGGTATCTGGAGCATATAAACAGCGTCACCGGCAGGATTCATCCTGACCTGTTTCCGCTGGGCACCGAGACGGGACGTTTTGCGGCAAGAAATCCAAACCTTCAAAATATGCCGAGGGCGGACAGCGACGAGATCGGTGTCCGCAATTTCTTCATTGCTCCAACAGGTAAAGCGTTGCTTTCGCTGGACTTTTCCCAGATCGAGCTTCGTGTCGGCGCGTTCTACTGCCGTGACGGGCGGATGCTGGAAACATATAGGAACAATGGAGACATTCATGCCCAGACCACATCCGTTATCTACCGCATCCCTTTCGAGGAGGCGGCGGACAAAAACGCCGAGCATTACAAGGAACGCCGCGCCATCGCCAAAAATTGCAACTTCGGCGTGTTCTACGGCCTATTCCCAAAGGGGCTACAGCGGAACCTAAAATTCAAGGCGGGACTTAATACTCCGCTTGCGGAATGCGAGCGGATCATCGAAAACCTTAAAGCAGGTTACCCAAAGCTCGCCTTGTGGCAGGAGGAGACGAAAAAGCGCGCGGCATCAAGGCGCTATACGGAAACCTGGCTGGGCAGGCGGCGCTATCTGCCGGACATCGCCTCCTCCGACTGGGGCAAAAAGAGCTTTGCCGAGCGGTGCGCGCTAAATACCCCAATTCAGGGAATGGCGGCGGATATTTTGAAGCTGGCGCTAGGCCGCATCATTGAGGGACTACCCCGGAGGATGTGGCTGCGACCGGTTTTGCAGATCCATGACGAGCTGGTGTTTGAACTGCCGGAAGACAAGGTGCGCGAGGCGGGGGCATTTATTAAAGCCTGCATGGAAGAGCGGCCTTTTGAGGAGTTTGACGTGCCGATTGTTGCAGAAGCGGCATTCGGAGTGAGGTTTGGAGAATTAAAGGAAATAATCGAGGGGGTTAATACATGAACATAAGCAAATACAACGCCGAAGGATACCTTGATCTGACGGCTTATGAAGCTCTGCTGGCTATTGAGCGGGGGGCAAAAAAAGCGGCATTCCGTCCGCTGGTGTTCATCTGCTCGCCGCTGGCAGGCGATGTTGAGCACAATTTGGAACAGGCAAGGCGCTGCTGCCGGTTTGCCGTAATGAAAGGCGCAATACCGCTGGCGCCCCATCTGCTGTTCCCGCAGTTTATGGATGACGGCGATAAAACCGAAAGAAACCTTGCCATCTTTATGGGGTTGGTATTGCTCTCAAAATGCCATGAACTGTGGCGTTTCGGCAATAAAATATCCCCCGGCATGGCGATAGAACTGGAAAAGGCAAAGCGGCTCGGCATCCCAATCCGGCATTTTACCGGGCAATGCGCGGAGGTGAAGGAACATGCAAGGGCTTAAAGCGCCGGGTATTCCCATCGAGGAGTTTCTGCGCCCGTTTTTCGACGCGGGCGAAACGGTCTGCCTGCGGATATTCAGCGACCGGAAGGACCCGGCCTTCAAGGGCGCGAAGCTTGAGTGCCCGGCGGGCAGGATCGGCGGCATGGTGGAAACCTTGAAAAAGCATAACGCAAAGAATCGGGGCATTTTCTTTGTCGTAAACTACGGCGGCCATGAGGACGCGGATATAACCCGCATCAACGCCCAGTTTGTGGAGTGCGACAGCCTGAGCTTCGAGGATCAGCTTGCCGCAATTGAAGAATTTCCGCTAGAGCCCTCGCTTATCGTCAAAACTAAAAAATCATTGCACACATACTGGCTGATGAAGAATGCCAAAGTCGAGGATTTCCGCCGGGTGCAAAAACGCCTGATTGCCAAATTCAGCGGCGATCCGGCCTGTATAAACGAAAGCCGGGTGCTGCGCCTGCCGGGCTTTTACCATTGCAAGGAAGAGCCGGTCATGGTGGAGTGCATCAAATTCAGCCCCGAGCTGCGCTATACGCAGGCGGAGCTTGAAGCGGCATTGCCGGAGATCCGGGAAGAGCCGAAACCCGGCACACCCGCTCCGAAAGGAACGCGAAAAGGCCTTGAGCTGGTTGGCAGGCGGTGCCTGTTTATACAGCACTGCAGGGACAATGCAAAGACGCTTTCGGAGCATGACTGGTATGCAATGATTGCGAACCTTGCGGTTTTTGAAGGCGGAGACCGACTGATCCACGCCTTGTCAAAACCGTATCCTAAGTACAGCCATAAAGAAACGCAGGACAAAATCAATCATTTTCTGGAGAGCGGCACGAAACCCATCACCTGCAGAACGATCGCGGAAAAGGGCTTTAGGTGCCCCAAGCTGGAGGACAGTTCCTGCGGCTGCAAGGCTCCGGCCGCCCTCTGCTACAAGCCGCTTTCCGTGGAGGAACTGCGCGAATTTCTGTCCGGGCAGCCGGTTGCAAAGTCGGCGGTGGACAACGTGCAGAAAGCGCAGGATTTTGTCAGAGATTTTCTGTACAATGCGGATCCGGTTGTTGCCGGGACGTTCATTGAATACGAAATGAAGGAGCATTATGGGCTCAAGACTCCGGCAGTCAAATCCCTTTCCGCATTGCAGAAGGATCTTTTCAAGGAATACCGGGAGAGCAAGGAAACAAAGCGGGAAACCATGGGAGAGGAGCTGCCGGACTGGTACGAACCCTCCGAGCGCGGCGGCCTGCGCTTTATCCCGGGCCTGCTGGCCAGTTTCATGTCCAAAAACGTCAGCGCCTTTTACGGGGCGGAAAGCTATTACATCTACGAAAACGGCGTATACAAAGCGGCGTCCGATCTGCAGGCGGCGGCCAGGGTGCGCGGGCATCTCATCGAGCGGTACGCCACCATGTCGGCAATCAACGATACGGAGGGCCAGTGGCGGATGCTCATTTACAAACCCATCCGGGAAATCAACTGCAACCCTTTTATCATCAACCTGAAAAACGGGCTGTACAACGTGCTGGACGGGAGCTTCAAGGCGCACACGCCGGAGTACTATTCTACGGTGCAGCTCAAAGCCTCGTACAATGAAAGCGCCGAATGTCCGAAATTCATGGCCTTCCTTCAGGGCATTCTGGGAGACGCGGAAATCCATCTGATGCAGGAGATCTTCGGATACCTGCTCATCCCGGTCAACAAGGCGCAGAAGAGCTTCGTTCTGGTGGGTGCGCCCAACGCGGGCAAATCGACGCTTCTTTCGGCGGCGCAGGAAATCCTGCTCGGGAGCGAAAACGTCAGCAACATCCCGTGGCAGTCGCTTTCCGACCGCTTCAAGACGGCGGAATTATTCGGAAAGCTTGCCAACATCTTTGCCGACCTGCCGTCAAAAAGCGTGGACGACAACGGCATTTTCAAGGCGCTCACCGGAGAGGACTACATCACCGCCGAGCGCAAGAACAAGAATCCTTTCAGCTTCAAGCCCTACGCCCGGCTTCTGTTTTCCTGCAACGAGATCCCCCGCAACTACGGCGACCGCAGCGAGGGGTTCTACCGCAGGCTCATCATCATCCGGTTTGAAAACCCGGTGCCGCCGGAAAAGAGGGACCCGAACCTCATAGAGAAACTCGCGGCGGAGCGGGACGGCATCTTTATGTGGGCGCTTGAGGGGCTTAAGCGCCTGATTGCGAACGGCTATGCGTTTTCGGAAACCGAAATGACTAAAGCCGAGCTGCAGAGATACAAGGTGGAGAGCAACAGCGCCCTGTCGTTTGTGGAGGAATGCTGCGTGCTGGATAATGATGCGGAATGCGTCCGTGAGGAGCTGTTCCAGGCGTACAGGGACTATTGCCTGAAAAACGGCTTCAAGCCGATGTCACAGGCCAATTTCAACAAGGATATTGAAAGCCTGGGCGAGCGCGTGGAGCGCGGGCTTGAAAAGGTCAGCCGCCGCAAAACATGGCGCGGCATACGCTTGGAGATGCGATGATTTATGAGAATGTGCAAACATATTGAACGGGTCCGGGACAAAAACGAACGGGCCGCGAACCGCTTTAAAATGCGTCAAAGCCTTGTAATATCAGGCTTTGAACGGGGTGAACCACTTTTTCCTATTTCTTATATAGGAACCAGAACAGCAAGGGGTATATAGAGAGAAATTAATATATATAAAAGAATATGGATAAAAACCCGTTCAACCCGTTCAAAGCGGCAAAAATACTGGGTTTTCAGCACCTAAAACTGGTTCGCGACCCGTTCGCTCCCGTTCAAAACCCGTTCAGGGACTAAGGAGCGGAATTATGGCGGAAAGAGATATCGTAAACGCAATCATGCGGTATTTAAAGTCTGTGCCGGAATGCTTCTGCTGGAAAGAGCACGGCGGCATGTACGGCACAGCCGGTTTGCCGGACATTATCTGCTGCATTAAAGGCAGGTTTGTCGCCTTTGAGGTGAAAACAGCGTCCGGCAGGCTGACAAAGCTTCAGGAAGCGGCGATGCGTAAAATCAAGGCTGCAAAGGGCGAGGCCTTCAAAGTAACAAGCGTCGGGGATGTCAGAGCCGTCATAGATGGCTTATCCATTCTTGAAAACTTGGAGGTGGGCGCTCGTGATAGCGTGGAGATACATAGACAAACCGGCGGCGACGATCGCCGCCATCAAGGACTACAACAGCATGCGGAATGTCATCAACATTACTCCGCAGGAGATAAAAGAACTTTATGACCGAATGATCAGTCCCCGCGCGGCTAAGATTACCGGCCTTCCGAAGGCGCGGAACCCGCGAAGCGGCGAGGAAGCGCTGGCGGAGTCTCTTGACAAGCTGGACGTGCTTCAGGAACGCTACCGCCAGGCGATAGAATACATGGACTGGTTTGAACCGGCGTGGGGCACCTTGACCGATGAAGAACAGCATATCCTGCGTGAGTTTTACATGACCGGAAACCAACGCTCCGGCGCGGCTGTAAGGCTTCAATGCGAGCTAAATTACAGCGAAAGGCAGATTGAACGCCTGAGAAGCAAAGCGCTTTCACGTCTTTCCCTTATGCTGTTCGGCAAATAAAAGATGGCGGTTTGATGGCGGTTTGTTTGCCTTGTTCTGTGCTATACTTATAACATGAAATAATATGTTAAAGCCGAAGAAGCCTTTGGGGCAAACGCCCTGAGGGCTTTTTCTGTGCATGGGAGATGGAGCTATGCCGAAAAAACCTAAGCGCCCGTGCAGCTATCCCGGCTGTGCGGAGCTGACGGACGAAAGATACTGCGAGAAACACCAAAAGGAAATGGACGCAAGATACAACAAATATGAGCGCGACCCGGCAACACGAAAACGCTACGGCAGGAGTTGGAAGCGCATCCGGGACAGGTACATAGCGGAGCATCCGCTTTGCGAGGAATGCAAAAAGGCCGGAAGGCTCACTCCGGCCGAAGAGGTGCATCATATTATCCCTTTATCCAAAGGCGGAACCAATGAGGACAGAAACCTTATGAGCCTGTGTACGAGATGCCACTCTTCGATCACTGCTCGCGAAGGAGAGCGATGGGCAAGACGGTAGGGGTGAAGTGCTCCCCTCAGCGTGGACAACATGAGCAAGCTTTGAAACCGAGTCCTCATTCCATGGTATAATGTAAATGCTTTACCAATACGCAGGATAGGGCAACGCTGGAGAGCGACCTGAGCGGCGTATTGGGTTTGCGGGGAAGGCGATGTCGTCAGGCATCGTCTTTTTTATGTGCGCCCAGCATGGGCGCAATCTAACGGGTGAAAGTCCCGAGTGCGGGTTGATAGTGCCAAGCACATAGCCAAGAGCAAGGGTGTCCATCGTGAGGTGGAATCTGAAGGAAGCTGGCGGCAAACTTCTGGTCTGACGAACAGGAACTACATCAGGCATATGTATGCTGGGTGAGATTGCATAACAAATCAAAGCCCTAAACTATCCGGAAGCATACGGTGTAAATGTGGCAGATATATGGAAGGAAAGATTGCGTTCTTACCTGGGGAGGTCTCACGGACGTGTGGAAACAGAGTATGAAACACGGTTGAAATAAGATTTGCCGTGAGGAGTCAGCAGAGGTCATAGTACTCTGTGTAGTCGACGACACGGAGGAAGGACTGAACTTTAGGAGGTGAAAGTAAATGAATGTTACTGAGAATGGAATGAAATACAGACAACCTCTAAAAGAGGGCTATCTGCAGAGAGTACCTGCGGAACAGGAAGGGAATGCAGAAGTGTATGCTCCATCAAGGATAACTGAAAACAACATCACCGACACAGACTCGTTGACAGGGGGATTGCTAGAGAAAATACTGGATAGAGACAACATGAACAAGGCATTCAAGAAAGTGAAATCCAATAAGGGAGCTTGCGGAATCGATGGGATGGGAGTGGAGGAACTTCTACGATATCTCAAAGAGAACGGACAGCAACTAACTCAAGCAATCCAGGAAGGTAAATATCGTCCGAATCCTGTAAGAAGGGTAGAAATACCCAAAGAAGAAAAGGGAAAGGTAAGAAGACTTGGAATTCCGACAGTAGTGGACAGAGTAGTACAACAAGCGATAACGCAAGTACTATCACCAATATTTGAGAGACAGTTTTCGGATAGTAGTTTTGGATTTCGCCCAAAGCGTAGTGCACACGACGCCATTCGAAGATGTCAGAAGCATGTAGATGAAGGCTACAAATATGTAGTGGACATGGATTTGGAGAAATACTTTGATACAGTCAATCAAAGTAAACTGATTGAAGTTTTATCAAGAACCATAAAAGACGGAAGAGTAATTTCACTTATACATAAGTTTCTACGAGCCGGAGTCGTAATAGGGCACAAATTCGAGGGAACAGAAGTTGGAGTGCCACAGGGCGGACCACTAAGTCCGCTATTAAGTAACATCATGCTGAATGAACTAGATAAGGAACTGGAACGCAGAGGACACAGATTTGTGAGATATGCAGATGACATGGTCATTCTCTGCAAGAGCAAAAAGAGCGCAAAGCGGACACTGGAAAACATTCTTCCATACATAGAAGGGAAGTTATTCCTTAAAGTGAATAGGGAGAAAACAGAGGTTGGACATATTAGTAAAGTTAAGTTTCTTGGGTACACTTTCTATAGACACAAAGGACAAACGAGGGTGAGAATCCACCCTAAAGCTGTTGCAAAGATGAAAACAAGAATTAAAGAACTGACAGCGAGAAGCAATGGAATGGGAAATGAACAGCGAATCTTCAACTTAAGAAAGTATATCATAGGATGGATTAACTACTTCAAACTGGCTGATATGAAACAACTGCTTAAAGACACGGATGAGTGGATGAGGCGAAGAATTCGCATGATTTACTGGAAACAATGGAAGAAGGTCAAAACAAAATACCGAGAACTCAAAAGACTAGGAACCAACGAGAGCAAGGCTTGGGAATTCGCAAATACAAGAAAAGGCTATTGGAGAATATCCAACAGCCCAATTCTAAATCAATCACTTAACAACCAAACTTTAAAGAAGTTAGGTTTCTTATTCTTTTCTGATTATTATCAACAAGTGTGTGTAAACTAGAGAACCGCCGTATACCGGACGGTATGTACGGTGGTGTGAGAGGTCGGGAAAATTATTTAATTTTCCCTCCTACTCGATTGCCTTTCCCGGAAACCAAAGCGTTAAACTCCGGGGGGGGCGGGGGCGGAGCCCCTGACATTGCATTCATCGCTTATGCAGGATAACGGATACACCCCTGTTTTTATGTACTCATAGTACTCGTTCGGTGAAAGCTTTGCAAGCGACCATTGGTAATGTTCGTTGTTGTAGTAATCGATCCAATCCAGCACTTTCCTTTGAATCTGCTGATGAGCGTCGCTGTTAAGCAGGCGTATTTCGTCCTTCATGTGCCCAAATAAGCTCTCCTGCGGGGCGTTGTCCCAACAGTTGCCCCGGCGGGACATCGATCTGCGCAGCTCATAGTTCCCCAGTATCTCAACAAACTTGGTGCTTGTGTAATGGCAGCCTTGATCCGAATGTATCAGCGTATCGGTGCGAAGCTCGCCGCCATGGTTATTTATCAGCTGTTTGACCGTATCAAGAACAAAATCCACCTCAAGGGAAGTACTGCATACGCAGGCCAGCACCTGCTTCGTAAACGCATCCATGATCACCGAAACATAGGTGTACTTCAGAGAGCCGCCCGCATGGTGGGAATAGCGAGGTATGTAGGTTATATCTGTCAGCAACACTGTTCTCGGGCCAAAAGCCTTGAATTGCCGGTTTAAAACATTCGGAGCGACATTGTTCGTCTGCATAGCCTTGGAAATCCTGCGATATGGGTTCGGCTTGCGGATGGGACAGCGGAGGTTGTACTTTGCCATAAGCCGCCGTATTTTCTTTGGATTCATAACAACCGGCGGCTTCTGATGCAGCAAGCGCATATGTATGCCCCTGACGCCTTTGTCATAGCCGCGATACTGAAATGCCAGCAGAATCAGCTCAAAATCCGCTCGATCCTGCTCTTCAAGCTCCTTCCGTTTCTTTTCGCAAGCGACCCAGTTGTAGTAGCCGGAGCGGGAAACGCCGGCGAGCTTGCACAACTCGGAAATGTTGAGAAGATTGTTGTCGCGGCTGATCGTCACGCGTATTATCTCATATTTTACTGAAGGTGCTGCGTTCATATACATGGCTACTTTTTCTCCTGTCCCGCCAAGATAATTTTTTTTAGAAACTCTATCTCCTGGGACATGTATGCAACCTGATTGTACATTTGCGCAATGTCGGCCTCGCTTAACACCGGCAGCTTCGATTTGTTGGATCTGCGCGGCGGTTTGGGAAAGTCGTAGGTCTTTTCAGGCTGATCGACCTGCGGCTCGCTGCCCTCGGTAAAGGAAAGCCCTTTCTCTTTCTGATGCCTGAGTGTTTTTAGAAGACCATTGATCCTGCTTCTTGTCAGGATCGCCGTGTTCAGCCCGGCATCTTCAAATATCTGTTTCGGGTCGACGCCATCGCAGTATCTTTGCCAGAAATGCTCCTTGAAAGCCTTTGTATATGATACGGATTTCCTTGAAACATAGCTGATATGCGGCGAGTCCAGCAGCTCATGAATTTGTTCGGCGGTGAGCTCAACATGCTCATACTTCCCGTCGTCCCTTTTCTTTGGGCGGCCTGCTCCGGGACGCGCGCCGCCCCTGTTCGTACCATCCTTTGCCATTGAAATCCTCCTTTTGGAGAGCGAAGAAGTCGTTTGAATTATCATAGCATGATTTGGTGTCCATTTTATGAATTCCAAACTTTTTTATCTGTCCATGATATTGATTCCCTCACTCGGTTATTTGTCCAGCGTTTTGATTTCTCGCTTCCAAATTCATTTCAATGGTTGTCCATTTTTTAGGGTGCATATCAGGGGCGGTCAAAATCTCCGGTGGATATGTTTCGTGCAACGGGCGTGGGGCTTCGTGCAAAAAGTCGCAGTTTCAAACGGGGTAATAACCCCTAATAAGAAAAGAGGTGAGTTAATGGCCAAAGATGGTACAAATCGAGGTGGTGCTCGTATTGGATCTGGTCAGAAAAAGAAAGCACTTATAGATAAAATTGCTGAGGGAAATCCCGGCAAGAGAAAGCTAGAAATCATCGACTTCAAAAATACCGCTGACTTAAAGGGGCAGGAAATGCCAAAGCCAAGGGCCATGCTCTCAGCAGTGCAAAAGGACGGGAAAACCCTAGTAGCCAGTGAGATTTATGAAATTACTTGGAAATGGCTTGAGGAGCGAGGCTGTGCCCATTTGGTGCTTCCACAGCTTCTAGAACGATATGCCATGAGTGCAGCCAGATGGATACAGTGTGAGGAAGCGGTAACCGAGTTTGGTTTTCTTGCCAAGCACCCAACTACCGGCAATGCTATTCAAAGTCCTTATGTAGCTATGAGTCAGAACTTTATGAGCCAGACAAACAGGCTCTGGATGGAAATATATCAGATCGTTCGTGAAAACTGTGCGACAGAGTATTCCGGTGCAAATCCACAGGATGATGTGATGGAACGACTGTTGACTGCCCGCAGAGGAAAATAAAGATGAGGAGATATATAATGAGTAAAAGATATTTAACAGCTGAAAGTGTATGTGCTGGACATCCTGATAAACTATGCGACATCATAGCAGATAGCATTTTAGAAGCATGTTTACGTAAAGACAAAGCATCACGTGTCGCTTGTGAGGTAATGGCAACCAAAGGGAAAATTATCGTGGCGGGCGAAATCTCCTGCAGCGAGAAAATAGACATCCGATACATTGTTAGGAATGTCCTTAAAGAGATTGGATACAACCCTCTTAAATTCTTGATTTATGTATTTGTACACAAACAAAGTGTAGATATTGCAACTGGCGTGGATACTGCACTGGAAGTAAGAAATGGGATAAACGAACAGTATGGTTCGATAGGTGCTGGAGACCAAGGAACTGTGTATGGCTATGCTACAAAGGAAACAGGAGAAATGCTTCCCCTACCCCTTGTACTATCTCACAGGATTGTAAAGAGACTGGATGATTGCCGAAAAGGGAAACTGATAAAAGGTATCCACCCAGATGGTAAAGCGCAGGTGACGGTGGAATATGAAGGAGACACTCCAGTGCGAATAAAGACTATTGTGATATCGGTACAGCATGATAAGAATAAAACACAGGAAGAACTAAAGACAGATATCCTTAACAATGTCCTATGGCAGTGCTTTGAGGACTTCCCATTTGATGATGAAACAGAACTTCTCATTAACCCCTCTGGTAGATTTGTCGAAGGTGGTCCCGCTGCCGATACAGGCTTAACTGGTAGAAAAATTATGGTTGATACCTATGGAGGACTTGCATCCCATGGAGGTGGCGCACTTAGTGGTAAAGACCCCACCAAGGTTGACCGAAGCGGTGTCTATATGGCTCGGTACATTGCAAAGCATATCGTCTGGTGTGGTTATGCAAAGAGATGTGAAGTTAGTATATCCTATGCCATTGGTAAGGCAAATCCTGTAGCCTTTTATGTAAATACCCTTGGCACAGGTATTGTTTCTGACGAAATATTAACTCTTGCTGCACAGGAAGTTTTCAATTTAAGACCTGCAGCCATTATTGAAAATCTACGTCTTAGAAATGTGATTTACTCTGATACAGCTGTTTATGGTCACTTTAATAGTTGTCTATTCCCGTGGGAGGATGTAAATAAGTACAGTGAATTTAGAAAGGCGGTGGAAAAGTATGTTGATAGAGAAGATAAAAACTAAACAACTCATCCCCGCTGAATATAACCCAAGGAAGGATTTAAAACCGGGTGATCCGGAATATGAGAAACTTAAACGCTCCCTTGAGGAGTTTGGATATGTAGAACCCGTAATATGGAATAAGACTACAGGCAGAGTCATTGGAGGCCATCAACGTTTGAAAATCCTGCTGAGTATGGGCATGGATGAGATAGAATGCGTAGTTGTTGAAATGGATGAGCAAAAGGAGAAGGCGCTGAACATTGCACTAAATAAAATAAGTGGTGATTGGGATAAAGACAAATTAGCACTTCTCATCACGGACTTAAATGCTTCAGACTTTGATGTGTCTTTGACAGGTTTTGACCCGGGAGAGTTGGAGGATCTTTTCAAGGATTCCCTTAAGGATAATATAAAAGAAGATGATTTCGATGTAGACAGCGAGCTGAAAAAGCCCGCTGTTTCGCATTTAGGGGATATTTGGCTACTTGGGCAGCATCGATTAGTCTGCGGAGACAGTACAAAGAAAGACACCTTTAATGTCTTGATGGATGGGAAAACTGCTAATTTGGTAGTTACGGACCCTCCATATAATGTTAACTATGAAGGCACTGCTGGAAAAATCAAAAATGACAATATGGCTAACGAAGCGTTCTACGATTTCCTGCTTGCAGCATTTCAGAACACCGAAGCAGTAATGGCGAAGGACGCTTCTATTTATGTATTCCATGCGGATACCGAAGGACTCAATTTTAGAAGAGCATTCTCCGATGCAGGATTTTATCTTTCCGGTACTTGTATTTGGAAAAAGCAGTCCCTTGTTCTCGGTCGCTCTCCTTATCAGTGGCAGCATGAACCTATTCTCTTTGGGTGGAAAAAGAAAGGCAAGCATAACTGGTATTCCGATAGAAAGCAGACCACCATCTGGGAATTTGAGAAACCGAAGAAAAACAGTGATCATCCTACGATGAAGCCAGTTGCACTTGTGGCCTACCCTATTTTGAATTCAAGCCTTTCTAATTGTATCGTGCTTGATCCTTTTGGTGGTTCAGGAAGCACACTGATTGCCTGTGAGCAGACAGATAGAATCTGCTACACCATTGAACTGGATGAAAAGTACTGTGATGTTATTGTAAAAAGGTATATTGAACAAGTTGGAAACTCAGACGGTGTGTTTGTTTTAAGAGATGGTTCGAAAATCAGATATTGTGACCTGCCGGAGGTGAATGCAGATGAGTAAATTGACACTCGGTTCTCTTTTTGATGGGAGCGGAGGTTTTCCTCTAGGCGGTCTGATCTGTGGCATTGAGCCTTTATGGGCATCTGAAATTGAGCCGTTTCCTATAAGAGTTACGACCAAACGCATCCCACAGATGAAACACTATGGGGATATAAACAAATTAAATGGTGCGGAGCTTCCACCTGTAGACATCATAACATTTGGCTCTCCCTGCACAGATATGAGTGTGGCGGGTAAAAGAGCTGGTCTGGACGGAGAACAATCCGTCCTTTTTTATGAAGCAATAAGAATTATCAAGGAAATGAGGTGTAAGACCAATGGACAATATCCAAGGTATGCAGTCTGGGAAAATGTCCCCGGCGCATTCTCGTCAAATAAAGGGGAGGACTTTAGGGCAGTCCTCGAAGCGGTCATCGGTGTCAAAGAGCCGAACACCTCAGTGCCTTTACCTGAAAAAGGACGATGGCCATACGCTGACATCTATATGGGAGACGGATGGAGTGTGGCTTACCGAACTATCGATGCGCAATATTTCGGAGTCCCCCAGCGTCGTCGTAGAATCTACCTTGTCGCAGATTTTGCAGACAGATGTGCCGGAGAAATACTATTTGAGTCCGAAGGCATGCCAAGGAATTTTACGCCGAGCGGCAGCCCGTGGCAAAGAACTGCCGGAAATGCTAAAAACAGCACTGGAAAAACAGGCGATAGCATAACTTGTTTAAATGACCAAGGCGAGAAAGTGATGTCTGTTTCGGAGGATATTACCGCAACACTTCGAGCGGAGGAACACGGACATCAGCCTTGCGTCATGCAGTCAAGCGGATTTTGTACCGAACACAGCGCCAAGAGTCGAAGTGTAGGATATGAGGAAGAACGTTCCCCTACCCTTCGAGCAGGTGTTGTTCCAGGTGCAGTCATGTCCTTTGAACCGGGCGCTGCTTCTCGAGTTGGTGGCCATACTGATGAAAATTTAAGTGGATCCCTTCGTGCAAACATGGGAGATAACCAAACGGCTGTTGTTATTGAAAATCATCCAACTGATAGTCGTGTAAAACTCTCAGAGGATAATAAAGTACAGACGCTAACCTCTCGTATGGGAACTGGCGGTGGGAATGTACCTCTTATTATGAATACACCTAAAACATTAAAAATCCGCTCTGGCTGTGAAGGTGGTGGTAAGGGGGCTTTGATACAGGATGATAAGTCTGCCACTCTTGGATGCAATAATGACCAGACCGTTTTTGTACCTACCGCATATGGCATCTGTTCTGATAAGAGCAACTCCATGCTGTCAAGCAATCCACATAGCGGTATATATGAAGCGGATACTTCTCGAACCATTGATGCCAATGGAGGAAATCCAGGGTGTAATCAAGGTGGCATGGTAGTAGTTGCTCTACAAGGCTCGATGATTGGAAGAGAGGATAAAAATGGTCCCCAAGGAAGCGGTATAGATGAGGATGTTTCTTTTACACTTAATACCGCTGATCGTCATGCTGTTGCCTATGCCATGACTACTGGAGCCTATGCCCAGGTTGAAGAAGATAAAGCGCCAACGTTATTGTCGAGAGATTATAAGGATGCCCCTGTTGTGACTCAGCCATCTTACGGTATTGATAGGGCAGCTTTTAACCAAGGAAAGAACGCACTATATAAACCTGCTATAGATGAAGAGCAGCAACCTACACTCACGGCAAAAGGACCTGGAGCAGTGGCACACCCAGCTTCGTTTTATCCTCAGATGAAAACTGAAAGTCAATACTACAGGCAGGACGGTACTTCAAATACGATAATCAATGGAACTAATTCAGGATACCAAAATGGATTGGTTGAACCAGACTATATTGTTCGAAGGCTTACACCAACGGAATGTGCAAGATTACAAGGCTTTCCTGATGATTGGTGTGATGACCTTGGGACGGAAAATCCTACAGAAGATGAAATTTCATTCTGGACGGAGGTTTGGGAAACCCATCGCAAAATCATAGGTAAAAGCAGCAAGCCAAAAACAAGAAAGCAAATTATAAAATGGCTTAACAACCCCCATTCCGATTCAGCTGAGTACAAAATGTGGGGTAATGGTGTAGCACTTCCATGCGTCTGTTTTGTGCTGACTGGCATTGTGTTATCTGCACGGAATACCGCCGATTAATGGAACAGTATTTTCTACAGAAAGATGCCCTAAATGACTTGATATTAACAGCCTTTAGAGTGATATATGTATGTACCGAAAATAGAAAGGCGGTATAAAAATGCAGATAAACTATAATGTCACAGGAGCAAAAAGAAAAGAGTTAGTCAACGCAATCAGCCAAAAACTGAATGCTCCTGTAAGATATCTTGGAGCACCTACATTTGCATATGAGGTGGCAGACTACAATATTGACAAAAATGGAGTAGTCAGAGGACCAGATAATTCTGAACTGGTTGATGCTCTATTAAGCTTTCATGACTTCAAGGCAGCTACGGAAGAATATGACACACCACTTCCAAAAGCAGAGCTTGTTCCTGAAAATATTCAAATTCCCTATGAAGCGGCTCTTGGTGGAAGGGTAAGCCCATATAATGATTACGAAGAATCTCCCGTATACAGCGAATCAAATGAAACCGAAGAAGCTATTAGTTTGATTATTCAAATGCCGAGGGAGGGTTTTAGCGAAACTGCACTTGGTAACCTAAAAGGATTGGTAGAAAGCAAAGAAACCCTTATAAAGAAAGCACTTGATACTGATTCTATTCCCATTATCATAAATGAGGAATTTATAACCTTCCCTTGGTTCCAGAGTGAGTGCTCCGCAGAGGAGGTTAAGGCTTATACCCACTTTGTAACAGCACTTTGTGAAATGGCAAAGAAGCAGACCCGCGTCAACTCGACCGAGAAATCAGTGGAGAATGAAAAGTACGCTTTCCGTTGTTTCCTTCTAAGACTTGGCTTTATCGGGCCAGAATACAAAACAGAACGAAAGATTCTTCTCTCCAAACTGTTGGGTAGCTCTGCTTTCAAAAGCGGAACTGCTAAGCATGAGGAGGTGAGTGAATAATGAATATCATTCACCCAGAAATGCTAAAGCAACTTAGAAGTTATTACACTCCAGGAACTCGTGTCATGCTACTTAAAATGAATGACCCTTATACCAAGCTTCAGCCTGGGGCTAAAGGTACGGTTACTAGTGTTGATGACATGGGTACCATCCACGTCAGTTGGGATTCAGGCAGTTCCCTAGGAGTGGTATTTGGAGAGGATTTATACAAGAAAATCGAAGAGTAAACATACACTTTTAAGCCCAATATGGCAGTAAATATGTAGATTTATATTGAAGAATTGTCTTGCTATTTAAGCCTTTTAGAGTGATATATGTACATGCCGAAAGGATAAACACACTTTAAAAGGAGTGAGGTACGATGTTAAGCGCAAAATTCGGAATCGAAATTGAATTTACAGGAATTACAAGAGAAAAAGCAGCCAGGGTCGCTGCAGAATTTTTGCAAGGCAATTACAGTGAAGGCGGGACTTACTACGACACCAAGAAGGTAAAAGCTCCAGATGGGCGCGTGTGGAAGTTTATGTACGATGGGAGCATCAACTGCCAAAGAAAAGAAGGTAGAAGAAAAGTAGCTGCAGGTAGAGATTATAGCGTTGAGCTGGTTAGCCCAATCCTAACCTACCGGGAGGACATTGAAACTTTGCAGGAGCTAGTAAGAAAGCTTCGAAAGGCTGGAGCCTTTACAAACACTTCTTGTGGAATTCACATTCATTTAGATGGCTCCAATCATACACCAAGAAGCATCCGAAACTTTGTAAATATTATTGCAAGTAAAAACGATCTTTTTTATAAAGCACTACAGATTGCGCCAGAGCGAATGCGCTACTGCAAGAAGATGGATAGCATTTTAGTTGAGAAGATGAACCACAAAAAGCCAACAACCATGAGACAGATTGAGGACATTTGGTATGAAGGCTACAGCGAAAGCAGGGGTACACATTATCACAATAGTAGATACCATTTCCTTAATCTACATAGCTTTTTTACTGGGAATCATACGGTTGAGCTAAGAGGCTTTAACAGCGAGCTGCACGCAGGCAAGGTAAGAAGCTATATTGTTCTTGCCTTAGCTTTAAACAACCAAGCTTTAACACAAAAATTTGCCTCTGCGAAGAAGCCTCAAGTAGAAAATGAAAAGTTTGCCATGAGAACCTACCTAAACCGTATTGGTTTTATAGGAGAAGAGTTCAAAAACTGCAGAGAGCATTTAACAGCAGCGCTTTCAGGTTATGCAGCTTGGCGGTTTCGGGCGGCTTGAGCTGCCCTAAGGCCCTAAACTAGGAAGGAGGAAAGCAATGAGTAACAAACTATATCTTGCCTATGGTTCTAATCTTAATCTGGAGCAAATGGCAAACAGATGCCCCACAGCCAAGGTAGTTGGGGCAAGTATAATAAAAGGTTATCGGCTGCTTTTTAGAGGATCACACGCGGGAGCAGTGGCAACCATAGAGCCTTTCAAAGGCGAAAGTGTTCCAGTGTTAGTCTGGGATATCACACCGGCAGATGAAGCGGCTCTTGACCGCTATGAAGGATGGCCATTTTTATATCGTAAAGAAACCATTAAAGTGAGATTGAATGGTAAAACTGTTCAGGCTATGGTCTACATCATGAATGAAGGAAGGCCATTAGGCCAGCCAAGCTGTTATTATTACAGCACCATTCTAGACGGCTATAAAAGTGCAGGTTTTGATGTGGAGATTCTGCGTAAAGCGGTAGCGGATTCTTTTGAGGAGGATAATGAATGTACCAAACCATAAAAAAACAAATACTTGCCATTCGAGATTCAGGTGAAACAAATATGTTTGATATCCCGATTGTGACTAGCATTGCTTTAAGAGAAGGCTATAGTAAGCTAGTAGATTACCTTGAAAAGGATAAAGAAGCATATGTCCATTTTATTCTGACAGGGGAAGACAAAACAAAATAAAATAGCCTAATCAACTATATAAAATATTAAGGAACTCTTAGGGGGTTCCTTTTTTCGTATCCATAAGGAGGTGGCGGCTATACGTAAACTAAAAAAATATAAGCCGACCATCTTTAAGGCGGATGGTTCGGTATATGATAAGGACGCTGCAGATAATGCGGTGTCTTTTATTAATTGCTTAAAGCATACCAAGGGAGAATGGTATGGGCAGCCATTTGAATTGATAGACTGGCAGGAACAGATTATCCGCGATGTTTTTGGAATTTTAAAGCCCAATGGCTACCGTCAATTTAATACTGCATATATCGAAATCGCTAAAAAGCAAGGAAAATCTGAACTTGCAGCAGCGGTTGCCTTACTGCTTACTTGTGGCGATTTTGAGCATGGTGGTGAAGTATATGGATGTGCATCTGACAGACAGCAAGCTTCCATTGTTTTTGATGTAGCAGTGGATATGGTAGAACAATGTCCAGCTCTGAAAGCAAGAATTAAACCGGTACTATCGCAAAAACGACTTGTTTATAAACCTCTAGGTAGTTTCTATCAAGTTTTATCTGCAGAGGCATATACCAAGCATGGACTAAATGTGCATGGTGTGGTATTTGACGAACTTCATGCTCAGCCAAATAGACAGCTTTACGATGTCATGACTCATGGCTCTGGTGATGCAAGAAAGCAGCCACTGTATTTCTTAATTACGACTGCCGGAAATGATACACACTCCATTTGTTACGAGGTGCATCAAAAGGCTAAAGACATCCTTGAAGGGCGAAAGGTTGACCCTACATTTTATCCAGTTATTTATGGTGCTGATGAGAATGATGACTGGACCGATCCAAAGGTGTGGGCGAAAGCCAACCCCTCAATGGGCATTACCGTTGACATAGAAAAGATTCATATTGCTTGTGAAAGTGCAAAGCAAAATCCAGCAGAAGAGAACCTGTTTAGACAACTCCGTTTAAATCAATGGGTTAAACAGTCGGTACGCTGGATGCCTATGGAAAAGTGGGATAAATGTGCATTTACTATAAACCCAGAAAGCCTTGTAGGGCGTGCATGCTATGGTGGTTTGGACTTATCTTCTACCACTGACATTACAGCATTTGTTCTTATCTTCCCGCCTGAGTATGAGGGAGATAAATATATCATCCTTCCCTATTTCTGGATTCCGGAAGATAATCTGGATCAAAGGGTAAAGCGTGATCATGTACCTTATGACGTATGGGAGAAACAGGGGTTTTTACACACCACTGAAGGAAATGTGGTGCATTATGGTTACATTGAAAGTTTTATTGAAGAACTTGGTATGAAATATAACATCCGAGAAATAGCCTTTGACCGTTGGGGAGCTGTGCAAATGACTCAGAACCTAGAAAACCTAGGATTTACGGTAGTTCCTTTTGGTCAGGGATTTAAAGATATGAGTCCACCTACAAAGGAATTAATGAAGCTTACCTTAGAGGAGAAACTGGCCCATGGTGGACATCCGGTTTTGCGATGGATGATGGATAATATCTTTATACGTACTGATCCTGCTGGGAATATCAAGCCTGATAAAGAAAAATCAACTGAAAGAATCGATGGAGCTGTCGCTACCATTATGGCTCTTGACCGAGCAATCCGCAAAGGTGGATCAGGAAATTCTGTTTATGACGGTCGAGGGCTTCTTATTTTGTAGCAAAGGAGAGTGATGCAGATGGGATTGTTTTCGAATATTTTCAAAGCACGTGATAAACCTCAGAACCGAACCATAGGGAGCAATTACAGCTTCTTTTTTGGTGGTACAACAAGCGGTAAACCAGTAAACGAGCATACAGCAATGCAAATGACTGCGGTCTATTCTTGCGTAAGAATACTAGCAGAAGCTGTGGCAGGACTTCCCCTTCACTTATATAAACACACTGATAGCGGTGGTAAGGAGAAAGCACTTTCTCATCCACTGTATTTTTTATTACATGATGAGCCAAATCCAGAGATGAGTTCTTTCGTTTTCCGAGAAACGTTAATGACTCATCTTTTATTATGGGGTAATGCCTATGCACAAATTATTCGAAATGGCAAAGGCGAAGTCATAGCACTATATCCGTTAATGCCTAATCGAATGTCGGTGGATCGGGATTCCAGTGGCGCTCTTTATTATACTTATACTAAGTATTCTGATGAAGCACCTACGATGAAAGGTATGACAGTCACACTTAGACCAAGTGATGTATTTCATATACCTGGCTTAGGCTTTGATGGACTAGTGGGCTATTCGCCGATTGCAATGGCTAAGAATGCTATAGGTATGGCAATTGCTTGTGAGGAATATGGAGCTAAATTCTTTGCTAACGGAGCTGCTCCAGGAGGGGTACTTGAGCATCCAGGTACCATTAAAGACCCTCAAAAAGTACGGGATAGTTGGAATGCAGCCTATCAGGGAAGCAGTAACTCTCATCGTGTAGCGGTGCTTGAAGAAGGAATGAAGTATCAGCCTATTGGTATCTCACCAGAACAAGCTCAGTTCTTAGAAACAAGAAAATTTCAGATTAATGAAATCGCTCGAATTTTCCGCGTACCTCCACATATGGTAGGAGACTTGGAAAAATCGAGCTTTTCTAATATTGAGCAACAGTCACTGGAGTTTGTGAAATACACATTAGATCCTTGGGTGATTCGTTGGGAGCAGACCATCAGCCGAGCACTTTTAAGGCCAGATGAAAAGAAACTTTATTTTGCCAAGTTCAATGTAGATGGACTGCTTCGAGGTGATTATGTTTCTCGAATGAATGGGTATGCAACCGCGAGACAGAACGGCTGGATGAGTGCCAATGATATTAGGGAGCTTGAGAACCTTGATCGAATCCCACCAGAGCTTGGAGGAGATTTATATCTAATCAATGGCAATATGACCAAACTTGAAGATGCGGGTATTTTCGCAAATAAAGAAGGATTGGAGGGAAAACCTGAATGAAGAAATTTTGGAATTGGGTTCGCGACACAGATACACAGACACGAACCCTCTATCTAAACGGTGCAATTGCCGAGGAGAGTTGGTTTGAGGATGATGTTACCCCAGCTGCTTTTAGAGAAGAGCTAATGAGTGGTGAAGGAGACATAGTAGTTTGGATTAACTCTCCTGGTGGTGATTGTATTGCAGCATCTCAGATATACAACATGCTAATGGATTATAAAGGAAACGTCACTGTAAAGATTGACGGTATTGCTGCATCAGCTGCTTCTGTCATCGCTATGGCAGGGACGGAAGTCTTAATGTCTCCTACCTCACTGATGATGATCCATAATCCCTTTACCATAGCTATTGGCGATAGTGAGGAGATGCAAAAAGCAATCCAAATGCTTGATGAAGTGAAAGAGAGCATCATCAATGCATATGAGCTTAAAACCGGCTTATCTAGAACAAGGTTGTCGCACCTGATGGATGCTGAAACTTGGCTAAACGCCAATAAGGCAGTTGAGCTTGGTTTTGCAGATGACATTATGTTCAAACCAGGAGAGAGTTCACTACAAGACAGCTTTGTATTCAGCAGAAGAGCAGTGACCAATTCACTAATGAATAAACTTCAAAAACCAGTTGTAAAACAGTCAGTAGAGCCGCTTTATGAGCGGCTTAATTTATTGAAATATTAGGAGGAATAAAAATGAGTAAAATTCTTGAACTGCGTGAAAAACGCGCAAAAGCATGGGAAGCAGCAAAGGCATTTCTTGATTCAAAGCGTGGTAGTGATGGGCTTGTATCCGCAGAAGATGCAGCAACCTATGACAAAATGGAAGAAGACATTATTAATCTCGGTAAGGAAATAGCAAGATTGGAACGTCAAGAGGCTCTTGAAGCAGAGCTTAATAAGCCAGTAAATATGCCTCTTACTGGAAAGCCAGCTGTTCCAGGGATGGATACAAAGACCGGAAGAGCCAGTGATGAATATAGGAAAGCATTCTGGAACGTAATGCGTAGCAAAAACCCTCGTCATGATGTGTTAAACGCCTTATCTGTAGGCACTGATTCTGAGGGAGGATACCTTGTTCCTGATGAATTTGAGAGCACCTTGGTTCAAACTCTTGAGGAAGAGAATGTATTCCGTAAACTTGCAAAGATTATTCAAACTTCAAGTGGTGATCGTAAAATCCCGGTTGTGGTGACCAAAGGCACAGCTGCTTGGCTTGACGAAGGTGAGGAGTTTGATGAGAGTGATTCTGTATTCGGTCAGACATCTATTGGTGCTTACAAGCTGGGTACAATGATTAAAGTTTCTGATGAACTTCTCAATGACAGTGTATTTGATCTGGAGAATTATATCTCCACTGAATTTGCCCGTAGAATCGGTGCTAAGGAAGAAGAAGCTTTTTTAGTTGGAGATGGAGATGGAAAACCTACTGGTATTTTCAACGCAACAGGCGGAGCACAGCTTGGAGTGACAGCAGGGTCTGCAACTGCTATTACTGCAGATGAGATTATCGATCTTGTTTACTCATTAAAAGCGCCATATAGAAAGAACGCGGTATTCCTGATGAATGATGCAACAGTAAAGGCAATCCGTAAGCTGAAAGACGGTCAAGGTCAATATCTGTGGCAGCCTTCTTTAACAGCAGGTACTCCAGATACTTTATTAAATCGTCCGGTTTATACTTCAGCTTATGCTCCTACTATTGAAGCTGGAGCTAAAACTATTGCCTTCGGTGATTTCGGATATTATTGGATTGCCGATAGACAGGGACGTTCTTTCAAACGTTTAAACGAGCTTTTTGCAACCACAGGGCAGGTTGGTTTCCTTGCGAGCCAGCGTGTAGATGGAAAGCTTATCTTACCTGAAGCCATCAAAGTTCTTCAGCAGAAGGCTTAATGGGAGGTGTAAATGATGAGCTATAACGCAAAGAACTACACCGAACAAGGCGGGGAAAAGACAGTTATAGGTGGAGAGCTTGTAATTGAAGAGGGAGCCAAAGTAACTGGGCTCCCTGTTCTTGATAATCAACCAGCAAGTACTGCGGAAACTGTAGAAGCTTTGGTGACAGACTTTAATGCCTTACTAAGTAAGCTTAAAGCCGCAGGAATCATGACTGCGGATACGCCTTAAAAAAAGGATGGTGACGGTTATGACTCTATTTGAAAAAGTAAAAGCTAACTTAATTCTCGAGCATGAACGCGATGATGAGCTTCTTCAAATGTATATCAACACCGCTATCGCTTATGCCGAGAGTTATCAGCATCTACCAGAAGGACATTATTCTGAAAATGAAATGCCACCAACTACAGAGCAAGCCGTCATCATGTTATCATCTCACTTCTATGAAAGTCGAGATGGCAGTACTGGCGGCTTTTTTGCTGATAACGTCCAGGCAAGCCAACAAGTTTGGAACACTGTAAATTTACTGCTTAGACTTGACCGAGATTGGAAGGTGTAGAGTATGAGTTTTGGTAAGATGAACACCTTTATTGATATCATATCCGTTGAAACAACGAGAGACAGTGAAGGTTTCGGTAAATCTAAGGATATCATCCTTGCTTCTGTTCGTGCTTATAAAGAAGAACGTCATGGTAATGAAAAATGGGCCAATCGAGCAGTATTTTCTGAAGCGACTGCTCTGTTTTGCTTTCGTAAGATACCTGATGTTGAGGTGTCTACCAATACGGTGATTGTGTGTAGTGATGGTCGTTATGAGATTACAAATGTTGAAGATGTAAAAGGCAGAGGCATATATATTGAAGTTTTGGCAAAAAAGGTGGTGGGGTCAAGTGGCTAAAGTACAAGTTAAAATGCCTGAGGAGTTCCTTCTAAAACTATCAAGACTGGGAGAAAAGACGGATGAAATTATTCCAAAAGTACTTGAGTCAGGCGGAGAAATTGTTTTAGAAAAGGTAATGTCAAATTTGAAAGCTGTAGTTGGTAGTGGAACAAAAGAGAAAAGTCGGTCTACTGGTGAGCTTGTCAATTCCCTGGGACTGTCTCCGGCAAAAGTAGATAGGAATGGAAATTTTAACGTGAAGGTGGGTTTCAAGGAGCCACGAAGAAATGGCGAAAGTAATGCCAAGATAGCCAATATTATTGAATATGGAAAATCAGGTCAGCCACCAAAACCATTTTTAAAGCCTGCAAGAAGTGCGTCAAGAAAAGCATGTATTGACGCTATGAAGAAAAGGTTTGAGCAGGAGGTAGAAAACTTATGAGTATATTAAATGAACTCAAATTCATTGCAGATATGTGCAATATTCCAGTAGAGACAGGACGGTTTTCTGGTGTTCCTCCTGATATTTATATTGTAATTACACCACTTATTGATTTATTCGAAGTTCATGCTGATAATGCACCAGGATATGAAGTACAGGAAGCTAGACTTTCCTTATTTGTAAAAGGAAATTATACAACTATAAAAAACACTATTGTCCGCACTCTTTTGGGTGCGGATTTTACTATAACGGACCGTCGGTACATTGGACATGAGGATGATACCGATTATCACCATTATGCCATAGATGTGGCTAAATCATATGAATTTCAATTGGAAATGGAGGAATAAGAAATGGCTACGATAGGTCTTGATAGGCTTTATTATGCAAAAATCACTGAAGACATAAACGGTGATGAAACCTATGAAACACCGAAACCTCTGGCAAAAGCAATCAGTGCAGAACTTTCCGTTGAGCTTGCTGAGGCAACTCTTTATGCAGATGATGGTGCTGCTGAGATTGTAAAAGAATTTAAAAGCGGTACCCTTACACTCGGTATTGATGATATAGGTGTAGCAGCTGCCGGAGATTTAACAGGAGCTACCATTGATGACAATCATGTGCTCATCTCAACCAGTGAGGATGGTGGAGCTCCAGTTGCGATTGGCTTCAGAGCACAAAAAGCAAACGGTAAATACCGATACTTTTGGCTGTATCGTGTGAAGTTTGGAATTCCTGCAACAAACTTAGCGACAAAAGGCGATAGTATCACTTTTTCAACCCCAACTATCGAAGGAACAGTGCTTCGAAGAAATAAGCTAGATGGTCAAGGTAAGCATCCATGGAAGGCGGAAGTTAACGAGGGTGATGAAGGGGTAACTTCAACGGTTATTAATAGCTGGTTCAACGAAGTGTATGAGCCCACATTCGCAGCTTCTAGTGGAATTGGAGAGTAAGGGGGAATTGAAATGGATAAAGAACGAAGTGCAATGATTAATATTGGCGGGCAGGAGTATGAACTTATTCTTACTACTAAAGCCACGAAAGAAATTGCGGGTAGATATGGTGGCCTTGAAAATTTGGGTGAAAAATTGATGAAGTCTGAGAACTTCGAAATGGCACTGGATGAAATAGTCTGGCTGATAACTTTAATGGCCAATCAGAGCCTGCTCATTCATAACCTGCGAAATCCAGATAACAAAAAGCCGCTTCTTACTCAAGAAGAAGTTGAGCTTCTTACTTCTCCTTTGGAACTAGCGACATATAAGAGTGCTCTAACAGAAGCTATGTTCAAGGGAACAAAAAGGAATATTGAGTCTGAAGATGACTCAAAAAACGTGCAAACCGGGTAAATGAGAATGAACTCTTTACCCGGCTTTTATATTACGGAACTGTTCATTTAAATCGCACTGAAGAGGAAACATGGCTTACACCTATTGGCTTGCTTATGGATTTATGGGAGTGTCATAAGCAGTTCCTTGGGATGTCAAAACCGAAGCGGGAACTTTATATCGATGACATTATTCCTTATGGGATTTGATTTTTCAACGAAAGGAGGAGGTAATCTTGGCAGATAATTTCGGTTTAAAAATCGGAGTGGAAGGCGAAAAGGAATTTAAAAATGCACTTCGTGATATTAACCAGGCATTTAAAGTCTTAGGTAGTGAGATGGCTCTAATCAGCTCCCAGTTTGATAAAAATGATAAGTCCATCCAAGCCTTAACAGCGCGTAATGAAATATTAGAAAAAACGATCGATGCACAAAAAGAAAAGATAGAGACACTACGATCTGCACTAGATAATGCCTCCACTTCTTTCGGAGAAAATGATCGTAGAACTCAAAATTGGCAGATTCAATTAAATAAAGCTTTGGCTGAGCTCAATGGCATGGAACGAGAACTTGAAAATAACAATAAGAGTTTGCGTGATCATTCCGATGCTACAGATGAAAGTGCTGACAACATGGAAGATGCTGCTGATGCAGCCGATGAACTTGCTGATAATGTTGATGATGTTGGCAATGAAATGGATGATGCCACTAAGAAAACCTCTGTTTTGGGAGATGTACTTAAAGCAAATCTGCTATCAGATGCCATAATCGGTGGAGTAAAAGCATTAGGCTCGGCTATTGCGGGAATAGGAAAAGCATTTGTGGGTGCGATGAAGGATGGCGTTGAATACAACGCTCAAATGGAAAGTTATACTGCATCGTTTACTACCATGCTGGGCGATGAGGCAAAAGCACAAAAGTTAGTGAATGATCTGAAAAAGGAAGCAGCGGCTACTCCATTTGGAATGCAAGATCTTGCTCAATCAGCCCAAACTCTTATGAGCTTTGGAATGTCTGCAGAAGAAGCTCAAATAAGAATGAAACAGTTGGGTGATATATCTCAGGGGGATGCCGAAAAATTCAAAAGTTTAACTTTAGCATTTGCACAGATGTCCTCAACCGGTAAGTTAACAGGGCAAGACCTAATGCAAATGATTAATGCAGGCTTTAACCCATTAGAGGAAATTTCACGTAAGACCGGAAAATCCATCGGTGAACTCAAGGAGGAAATGTCAAAAGGGGCAATTTCAGCAGACATGGTTGCGGAGGCATTTGCATCAGCAACATCAGAAGGTGGGCGTTTCTATGGTTCAATGGAAGCACAATCCAAAACTTTTTCTGGGCAAATGGCAACTCTTGAGGATGGAGTTGCTTCGTTAAAGGGGCAGCTTGCTGAAGGGTTAACAACCATGCTTTCTGGAACTGTTCTTCCGATGGTTAATGGTTGGATTGATGAATTATCTCAAGCCTTTGAGAAAGATGGTGTTCAAGGCTTAATTGATGCTTTTGGTGGAATCTTAGAAGAAGCAGTTCAATTTATTTCTGAGCAGTTGCCAATTGTAGTGGATATTGCTTCTCAAATAATTATTTCTCTAGTTCAAGGACTTACCTCTGCATTACCGAAGATAACAGAGGCGGCTGTCATACTACTGATGACATTAGTCAATGGAATCATTGAAACTTTACCAGCACTTGTTACGGCAGGAGTACAAATGATCGGAACTATTGTCAGTGGAATTGCAGAAGCACTGCCACAGTTAATTCCGGCTGCGGTATCAGCAGTGATACAAATTGTGCAGGCACTTTTGGATAACCTACCAATGATCCTAGAGGCGGCACTTCAGCTTGTACTTGGACTAACTCAGGGTATTTTGGATGCTCTTCCAGTGTTGATTGCAGCATTGCCGGTCATTATTACTGGGATAGTAGATTTTATTATTGGTGCAATACCTCAAATAATCGAAGCGGGTATTCAACTTCTAACATCTTTAATTTCAGCTTTACCAGAAATCATCACAGTAATTGTAGAAGCAATTCCGCAAATTGTCGACGGGCTAATAACAGCGATTTTGGGCTCAATTCCGCAGTTTATTGATGCCGGAGTGCAATTGTTAGTAGCACTGGTTCAAAATCTTCCACAGATCATTTCGACTGTTATTACTGCTATACCAAAGATTGTGTCCTCTCTTGTGAATGCTATTATTGGCAGCATACCTCAGATTATTCAGGCGGGAATCATGCTGTTAGTTTCACTGATTAAGAACCTTCCAACGATTATTGTAGAGGTTGTAAAAGCTGTACCTCAAATTATTACAGCACTGGTTAAAGGGTTTACAGGCTCAATTTGGCAAATGGCTCAGGTTGGAACCAATTTGATCAAAGGATTATGGCAGGGTATCTCAGATGCTGGAGCCTGGCTTTGGGATAAAATTTCAGGCTTTTTTGGTGGTGTTGTCGATAAAATAAAAAATTTCTTTGGCATTCATTCACCATCTACATTATTTGCTGGTATAGGCGAAAACCTTGGAGAGGGTATTGGTGTTGGTTTTGAAAAAGCAATGAATAGTGTTAGTAAGGATATGCAAAATGCTATCCCTACTGATTTTGACATCAACTCCAATCTGAATATGAATGGAGCTGGCATTAGTAGCAGCTATGGAACTTTTGAAGGTTCATTAATTACGATACAGCAGATGATTGTTCGAAGTGAGGACGACATTCGGAAGATTTCACAGGAGCTATATAATTTAATGCAAACAGGATCACGAGCTCAAGGAAGATTTATAACTGCATAAAGGAGGGCGATGTATGGGCTTCGTTTATAATGGTATCAATTCAAAAAATATGAAGATAAAAGCAAAACTTACAAGGTGGCAGGCATCGCCCGCTCTACGAAATTCGTATGAGGTTGTTCCAGGAAAGGCGGGAGTTGCAGATTTTGGTTGTGATAGTTCAGAGCGGATCATAACAATCAGCTGTAATGTATATCCTCAAAAGAGTTTTGCAGATTTAGTGAGCGTTTTAGACTCTATTGCAGAATGGCTTAATCCAATGAATGGTCTCAAGCAGCTTGTATTAGAGGATATTCCCGATCGATACTTTTATGCTCGGCTTACTGAACAAGTAGATTGTGAGAGATTACTTAGAACTGCTGGAGCCTTTGAATTAAAATTTATTTGTCCAGATCCACACGCCTATGCACTGATAGATGAACAATTTACGATTTCCAGTGTTGGTGCTCATGAAATTAAAAGGTTAACTGGGAATGCGGATTCAGAACCGGTTTATCAACTTAAGGGGATAATCAGCAGCTCATCATCCACCTACATTTCTATTACGACAAATGGCGAAGAACTACGAGTATTTGGGGCTTTGGCAGCAGATGAAGTGCTTGTCATTGATAGTGGATTAGTAACTGCAAAAATTACCGATGCAAACGGAAATACACTTAGAAATGGGCTTGCAGGCTTGGATGAGCTTAACTTTCCTATACTGCACAAAGGTGAAAATGAAATAACAGTTTCAGTGGCGGGAGCAACTTTTTCGGAGCTGAAGATTATGGCTAAAAGCAGATGGAGGTGAGCTTGTGGCAATTAAATCAATCTTAACATCACAGACAGATTTTACAGGTGAGTTTCCTGTAAGCGAGAAGACAGTTGCTCTTTGGCGATTTAATGAAGCTACACCAGATAGCAATAACATGCTTGCAGATGATTCTGGTCATAACAGAAACTTCTTTGTATCCGGATGGTCAGGCACATCAGCCAACTTATCATCTGGTAGATTAGGAAGATATTTTAGGCAGAATATCATTAATCCAACAAGTGAAAAGACGCATTTAGTGGCTACCAATGATGGTAGCTTTTTTAGTGATTTAGGTGAAAAGATTGTTGTTGGTGGATGGATAAACCCAACTACTTATTCTGTGGGGCAGACGTATATCCCGATTTTCAATACTAGACAAGGCCCTGGCCAACCAATTTTTTATGTTTCTTTATTTCAGGGAAGGTTGCGATTAATGCTGTATAATTCTTCCGGCTCCCTGATATATGACCAGACAGAAACACCTACTATTCCCCTAAAGAATAACGGGTGGTACTTTATTGCATCAATCATTGAGGTAAACAGCAAAAGGGTACAGAACTTACTTTGCGATCGAAGTGATGGGGCTGTCTGGCAATCTCCAGTTCGAACATTCACGGGAGACTTAAATCAATCCTGTGTTGCGGACATTGTGATGGGGATGCATGCAAATACCTATTATTACGCAGGAGGATTTGATGACTGGTTCTATGAAAAAGATTCTTCGCTTACCATGGAGGATCTTATTTTCTATTTTAAATCTTCAATTTTGGCAAACGGTGGAGACAGCACTGCTGATGTTGATGCTCTTGTGGACCCTGGTTCTGTCATACTAAAAGCAACAAGCGGAGTCTATGCACAAAGTGGCCAGTTTTATTCGATAGCAGCTGCCTGTGGGCTTTCTGGAACGGGTAGAGTATCAGTTACAAGTGAATACATTGCAGGTATAACATCGATAAGCTTAGTTGAAACTTCTACATCAGATGATTTGTCTAGTTGGACTGAATGGCAGGCTATTGGAACAAGTGGGGAATTACAATCTCCAAACAGAGAATATATTCGTTATCGAATTACATTATCTACTCAAGACACCAGTAGAACTCCTAAACTTCTTGAAATACAACTACATGATATACCAAAACCTCCTTATGAGAGACTTGGATTTGCAAGACCAGTTGTGTTGGATACTAACGGGGCTTGGGAAGCAGTGTTAGAAAATGCCTTTGATATTGTAGTAACAAGTGAAGTAAATGGTGCTGATATTCTGGAGTTTAAACTGCCATTTCATGATTCCAAGCGAGAGACATTAGACAATGAAAAACAGGTGCAGATTGTTAATGATGTTTATCGTATTCGAACTATAACAGATGAGAAAAGCTCCGATGGAAGAGTTGTAACTCAAGTATATGCGGAAGCAGCATTTTATGATCTTTCTTTTAGTGCTGAAAAAGAACCCATGGAATTTGTTGCAGAGACACCAGAAGTCCCTATGCGCTATGCCTTACTTAATACTGGCTGGTCATTAGGAAACGTAACTGTAAATACTAAACGTACATGGCAATCAACAGAAAAGAATGCATTAGCTATCCTACGAACAATACAGAATATTCATGGAGGCGACTTGATTTTCGATAGTGCCAATCGTTTGGTACATCTTTTGACATTTGGAGGTACTGATAGTGGGGCATTGTTTTGCTATAGAAAGAACATGAAAAGTATACAGCGCGTAGTGGATACTAGAAGTCTAATCACTCGCCTTTATGCTTATGGTAAAGATGGTATGACATTTGCTTCTATCAATGGTAATAAGGAGTATGTTGAGGATTATAGCTATTCATCAGAAGTTAGAGTAGGAACGCTGGATGCTTCATCAATTAGCAATCCCTATCAGTTGCTCGAATTTGCTAATATGCGCTTAGCTCAGTATGCAAAGCCACGAATTTCATATGTTCTTTCTGCTATGGATTTATCGGTGTTGACAGGCTATGAGCATGAGGCATGGAAGCTAGGTGATATAGTAACTGTGGATGATAAAGATTTGAATTTATCTGTCAAAACTCGTGTGGTACGCAGACAATATAATCTCCAAGAACCATGGAAAACATTGCTGGAGCTATCAACAACTTTAAGAGAACTAGGGGATTCATCTGCTGTTTGGGATAAAGCTGCTGATATTTTATCTTCAGCTGATGTTCTTGACCGTCAGGAAGTAAAAGACTTAGTGCCTTTTAATCATCTACGAAATTCACGAGCTGATGACGGGTTAACCTATTGGCTTAGTTCAGGCTTTACAGTGGACCCTAATAATGGTGTATCAGGATCAGCTTCTTTTAAAGCTGAGGGAGTTTTAGGAATGACAAAAAGTCTATCCCAGACTGTGTATCCTGCAAGTAGGAAGAGTTACACATTTTCAGTGCAGATTGCATCGGAAAACCTACAGAAAGGGCCAAACGGAAAAGTTGGAATTGAAGTTGTTATTGAATATGAGGACGGTTCGACAGAAACTAGGTTTATTGATCTCTATTAGGAAGGAGGTAGCGCTATGGCTTATTTTTCACAGACAGCTCATGCTATTACACCGAGAGGTTTTGGCAAGATAAAGTCGCTTACCATCCGTCTTTTCATTACTGATTGTACTGGTGAGGTATTCTTTACGGATATGCTTTTGCAAGGTGGCTCTGTTGCTACGGGCTGGGTTGGTCATGTGTCAGAAATACAATGGACGCTGGATGGGTAGGTGGTGCAAATGTCAGTTGCATTTACCAGATTTACCGAGACGATTCATTGTAAAGAGGATAAACGAGTAGTAAGCGTAACAGTGAATTTACTTCTTGAAGATTGTACAGGTACGGTATATTTTACTGATATTCAAGCACAGGAAGGAAATCACCTTACTGGTTATACAACTAACACAGAGAGCATGCTGCAAAAATATCGAGAGAATGAGACAATTGTTCCTGTTCGCTTTTATAATGGAGTAGTTCGAAGCGGAGAGACGATTATTCTCTTCAATCTGGGTTCAACTTCCGCTGGCCTTGACTGTCATATTTATCCCAACCAAAATATGGCTGCAGGCAGTATCCAATTGTCTCAAGGAGCAGGGGCGCACAAGGTGATATTTAATGAGGCAGTTAGTCCAGGTGATACCTTTTCGCTACTAGCATCAACTAGGCAGTGTTTAAAGAACGGAAACCCAACTGATAAGGAAGGTTTTTTTCAATATACAGCATCCGGTGATAGCAAACATGTGATAAAGCTAGAAGACAGAAAATCAGCTCGGCTATTGTTCGAATTTCAAGAAATGCAGGAAGGAAGTGAGCGCCTTTGATTGACTATTTAAAAGGTAAGCGTTGTATGGTCTGGAGTTTCATGGGGAATACCCGCATGTATCAAGCATTACGAGACTATGGTGATCGAATTGATACGGTGGGTATTTTTACTTTTGAAGTGGATATCACCGGGTCAATAACAGAAACAGGAACAAGCATATCCAGTATGCTTACCTATATTAACCGTTGGCCTCATATCAAATGGCTACTGACTATTATGAATCATGGTACAGCTTCTATTTTTACTGCCCTTAGAAATAATACCAGTGGTGCGAAGGATAAATTTCTTACTGAGATCATTCGCATTATGGAAAAGTATCCATGGTGTGCAGGGGTTGATATAGACTTGGAACGTGGAGGTGGCTACGAGAACAAGGATGCTGCCAATGCCCTATTTCGTGACATATATAATACTGTCAAAGCCTATGATTCTTCTAAACTCGTTAATATTTGTTTACCAGGAATGACGGGAGTACAAGGCTCGGTTGGTGGCGAAAATTGGTGTGTCTATGAAGACTTAAATCCGTACTGTGATACGGCAGCGATTATGAGTTATGGCATGGCATGGGCTGGTTCTGCTCCGGGACCGGTTTCTCCGAGGGATTGGTTGGAAGGTATTTATGATTATGCTGTTCGGGTTATGAATCCTGAAAAAATATTTTTGGGATTGCCCGCCTATGGCTGGAACTGGAGGATACATGATACACCAGAGAACCTTGGAATAACATATCGTGGGATTTCAAACACTTATTATGCAGCAAAGCTTTGGATGACAGGAGGATATAACTTTACTGATGACGGGCCACCTCAACCAATGATTCCAATCATTGCGTATTGGGATGATTATGATAAGGTTCCTTGGGCGTTACCACATGTGTATGACTACATGGAAGGCTGGGATGCTGTTTCAAGAACATACCCATTACTTGAGGAATCCTACAATCGTCGCAGATATTTGACCGCCTATAGTAAGCAACAAAAAACTGAATTTGGCACAATCTTTATAGACCGTAGTGGTGGAACACCTGATAATTATTTTGGTAATGTATCAGTTTCATCTCAATTTATTACACTTGGAGATGAAGGTGAAGCCACCTACGAATTTGAAATAGAATCTGCTGGTTTTTATGATGTAGCTATTCGCTTTTCTTTTCCTTTTTGGGACAAGAATACTATCCATGTTTCGCTTGACGGAATAAATAAGGTATTTAGTGAGAGTAGGTTATGGTGGCCATATTGGAGAACAACTTGCTGGAGCTCTTTGGCTTCGAGTGTATATCTTTCAGCTGGAACTCATACTGTCACAGTTAGTTCCTCAGTAACAGGAGTACAGTTCTATGGATTTCGGGTATGTTCAAGCTTTAGTGAAGAGCCTTCTGCTGGAGAGGCTGACTTCATGTTATCCCCTCGCCAGTTTAAAGATGTGAACGGTTTAATGGTTCAGCCCGATCGAGGATTTAAATTGACAACGGAAGTACTTCGTAGAAAGCCTGATTCAGCACTAATTTGGTATGAAGACTTTAGAGATGAAAATCCGCTTCCATCCAGCTATTGGACAACACTAAGCGGAGAGTGGGAGGTGTGGCAGAACAAGAATGATTCAGCTGCTCGCCCTTATTCACAGCTTGATGGGCATGGGAGGTTAGCGTGGAATTATAATGGTTTCTCAGATGTTCATTTAAGAGCGAGATTAGCTTTTCCTTCAGATGGAAGTGGTCGAGCTGGCATTTTTTGTGGAGAACTCTTTTGCTGTTTAAATATTAATTCACAGCGTATTGAACTATATAATGGTTCTACTCTAATCGGAAGCTATGCAACCGAAATTTCTAAAACTCCATCATCAGATCTTCGCTCAAATCCAAGAATGTACACCATTGAAATGAGGATACGTAGTAATTCTGTAAGGGTTTATTCTGGAGCAAGTAGTATTTTGCGATTCACAGCGTCGCTTGATGGTTATTCAGGTGGTTATGCCGGAATTCAATCGGATGGACGTATTCTATGTGAATTAATAAGATTAGGAGATGCCTGGACTTATGAACCTTATGAAAGATTTGATGTAATCTTCCCAGATGGAACTAGAACGGAGTATGGGAGACTAGAAAGAACTGGTGTTACATGGGATAGTGAGTTTCAGGTTTTTACAGTTAACAGTGATGTGGAGGAAGCTTCAACAAGAAGTCAGGATATTTCCATGGATTATGATTTTTTTCACTCAGAGCTTTTATCATTGGTCTGTGGAAATGACTATTCAGTAAAGATTGTGCCTAAGGACATTAATGTATGGATTTCACGCCTATTTCTCGGGGATGCTGATGGCTTCTCAATTCTTTACTACCAAGACGTGGATAGCCTAGTCTATTGGGCAAATGAGGCAGCGTATCGATGGAAGCTTAGGGGGATTGCGATATGGTCTCTGGGACAGGAGGATATGAGGTTATGGGAAGCCTTACCTAAACAAATATAATTAACACACTGAACCAAGAGTGTTTGCGATAATGCAGACACTCTTTTTATATATGCACCAATCATGAAGGAGGTAAAAATAATGAAGGAAATTTGGAGTTGGATACAAACTGCGTTTACTGTACTTGGTGGACTTTTAGGATGGTTTTTAGGAGGTTTTGATGGATTTTTATATGCATTAGTGGCATTAATGGTGGCTGATTATATCACCGGTGTCATGTGTGCCATTGTTGAAAAGAAACTATCAAGTGAAATAGGGTTTAAGGGCATATTCAAAAAAGTACTTATTTTTATTCTAGTTGGAGTTGGACATTTGATTGATACAAATCTGATCGGAGATGGGAGCGTGCTTCGGACTGCTATCATCTTTTTCTATTGCTCCAATGAAGGTGTATCTATGCTAGAAAATGCTGGTCGATTAGGACTACCAATACCAGAAAAATTAAAAGATATCCTTGTTCAGTTGCATAATAAAGGAGGTAAGGAATATTGAATCTAAGAAAATTTATTCTGACTGAAAATGCTTGTTATAAGGCAGGTAAAAAGATTACACCGAAAGGTATCATGGTTCATAGCACCGGTGCCAACAATCCTTATCTTCGTAGATATGTTGGGCCGGATGATGGTTTATTAGGTGTAAATCAGTACAATAATCACTGGAATCAGGATAGGCCCGATGGAAAACAGGTTTGTGTCCATGCTTTCATTGGAAAACTTAAGGATGGTTCAATTGCTACCTATCAAACTCTACCATGGGACCATCGAGGGTGGCATGCTGGAGGAAGTGCAAATGATACACATATTGGTTTTGAAATATGCGAGGATGGATTGACCGATGCCTCGTATTTTAATGCGGTTTATAAAGAAGCGGTAGAGCTTTGTGTTTATCTTTGCAAATTATACAATCTAACTGAAAAAGATATTATTGGCCATTATGAAGGCTATCAAAGAGGAATCGCAAGTAATCATGGTGATCCGAAAAACTGGTTTCCTAAGCATGGAAAGAGCATGGATACATTTCGTGCAGATGTAAAAAGCCTCTTAAGTGAAGGAGCTAAATCTGGAGAAACAGAGAAAAAGAAATACTACCGCGTTCAAATCGGTGCTTATTCCGTAAAAGCCAATGCAGAGGCCCAGCTTGCCAAAGCGAAAAAGGCTGGCTTTACGGATGCGTTTATAAAGTATGATTAACACTTTTACCTATGACCTGAGGAGTGTAATAGCTCTTCGGGTCATTTTTTTTTGACCTTTAGGGGTTCGAATCATTAGGGATTTTTGCATATAGGTGCAGGGGTCTACCTGTAGAAATGGAGGTTACCTATATGCAGATTACTAAAATTACAGATAAACAGGATCTACTATTAAATCTAAAAAGGAAATATCTAAGTGCCGAGGCTCTTCAAAGAGAATTTGATTATTATAGGGCGGAAAAGCTATTACATCAAATGCTTGATAAGGGTCTTATTTCAAAGGAAGAGTTCAACAAAATTATGCTATTAAACCGCGAAACTTTCTCACCTATGTTAGCACAGATAATGCCCGATATTCCTTGATATACTGGGCGTTCAGAGGTAATATGTGACCTACCAAAAAGGAGGTGAGTCGATGAAAAAGATAACAAAAATAGACGGGAATAAGGGTACATCAATTATCAAGCCAAAATTACGAGTAGCTGCTTATTGTCGTGTTTCTACGGACAGTGATGAACAGTTAGTGAGCCTAGAAGCACAAAAATCCCATTATGAGACTTACATAAAGGCAAACCCAGAATGGGAATATGTTGGCTTGTATTATGATGAGGGGATCAGTGGGACTAAAAAAGAAAACCGGTCAGAACTTCTTAGAATGCTATCAGATTGCGAAAGCAAGAAGATTGACTTAATTATTACAAAGTCCATTAGTAGGTTTGCAAGAAACACAACGGATTGTTTAGAGATGGTTCGTAAACTGTTGGACCTGGGTATTTACATCTATTTTGAGAAAGAGAATATCAATACCCAATCAATGGAAAGTGAGTTGATGCTTTCTATATTAAGTGGACTTGCAGAAAGCGAGTCCATTTCCATTTCGGAAAACAACAAATGGGCAGTTCAAAGGAGATTTCAAAACGGAACTTTTAAGATTTCATACCCACCATTTGGTTATGACAACATTGATGGTCAAATGGTGGTAAACCCTGAGCAGGCAGAAATCGTGAAGTATATTTTCGCAGAAGTATTATCGGGCAAAGGTACACAGAAAGTTGCAGATGATCTTAATCAAATGGGTATACCTACTAAAAGAGGTGCTCGTTGGACTGCTACTACAATTCGAGGGATATTAAAAAATGAGAAATATACTGGGGATGCTATACTGCAAAAAACTTATACAGATTCCCGATTTAATAAGCGCACCAATTATGGTGAGAAAAATAAATATTTAATAGAAAATCACCATGAGGCAATTATCAGCCATGAAGTATTTGAAGCAGTAGAAGCTGCCTTAAATCAAAGGGCAAAAGAAAAGGGCATAGAAAAGCGTAACAATAAATACCAAAACCGGTATTCTTTCTCTGGAAAAATTATTTGCTCGGAATGTGGTAGTACCTTTAAAAGGCGAATTCATTCATCTGGTGCAAGAAAATACGTAGCCTGGTGTTGTAGCAAACACTTAAAGCAGATAACAGAATGTTCCATGCAGTTTATTCGAGATGAGGATATAAAGACGGCCTTTGTTACTATGATGAACAAGCTGATTTTCGGTAGAAAACTTATTCTACAACCACTATTAGAGGCTTTACGTGGAATGAACAAGTCTGATAACCTTTCAAGAATTCAGGAATTAGAGAAGCAAATTGAAAAAAACGCGGAACAGAGAGAACTGCTTGTAAAGCTTATGGCGAAGGGATATCTAGAACCTGCCCTTTTTAATCGAGAAAACAATGAACTGCAAATGGAAGCAAACAACTATATGGAGCAAAAAGAAGCATTAATTCATGCCTTAAATGGAGAATTATCAAAGGTGCAGGAAGTCAGTAACTTAATAAAATTTACAAATAAGGCTGAAATGTTAAGTGACTTTAACGACCAACTTTTTAATGATTATGTTGAAAAAATAATTGTCTTCTCAAGAGTAGAGATAGGTTTCATTTTAAAATGCGGAATCACACTAAGGGAAAGGATGTGAGAAAAGTGGCACATACGCCTTACGGCTATAGGATAGAGAATGGTAGAGCAGTTATCGATGAAGAAAAAGCTGAAAAGGTTAGGAGTTTGTATAGGGGATACTTATCAGGCCTTTCTTTATCGGTCGCAGCAAAGACTGCTGGAATAGATGCTTATCATGGAACTGCTGGAAGGATGCTAAGAAACGAACGTTATCTTGGTGATGATTATTACCCTGCCATCATTGATAAAGAGACCTACGAAAAAGCAGAAGCAGAGAGGGTAAAGAGAGCGAAAAAGCTAGGTAGAATCTTTGAACCCAAGAAAGAAGACAAACCTACTATTTCTAAGAAGTTTACCATAGGACAAGTAATTCAGAAGTATACAAATCCTTTTACACAAGCGGAGTATGTTTATAGCTTAATAGAAAGTGAGGGACAGTAAGATGGCAGTTAGTAAAAATGTAATGATTATACCTGCAATAAAACGCATGGGCAACAATCGAAAAGAAGATGAAACACCAAAACTTCGGGTTGCTGCTTATTGTCGAGTTTCTACCGACAGTGATGAACAAGCTAGTAGTTACGAAGTGCAGATTGAACATTATACTGAATTTATTAAGAAAAATTCAGAGTGGGAATTTGCAGGGATCTTTGCTGATGATGGTATCAGCGGTACAAATACAAAAAATCGTGATGAATTTAATCGAATGATTGATGAGTGTATGGCTGGGAAAATTGATATGGTTATTACCAAATCAATAAGCCGATTTGCTAGAAATACCTTGGACTGTCTACAATACATCAGAAAACTTAAAGATAAAAATGTTGCGGTATATTTTGAGAAAGAAAATATCAATACACTGGATGCCAAAGGTGAAATTATGCTTACCATTATGGCATCCTTAGCGCAACAAGAGAGCCAGTCACTAAGCCAGAATGTAAAGCTTGGTTACCAATACCGATACCAACAGGGAGAGGTAATGGTCAATTGTTCTAGGTTTTTAGGATATACCAAAGATGAAAATAAGCGATTAGTAATTGTGCCGGAGGAAGCTGAAATTGTTAAAAGGATTTACCGAGAGTATCTTGAAGGCTCCAGTATGGATAAAATCAAAAAAGGACTTGAAACTGATGGCATACTTACGGGAGCGGGGAAAAAAAGGTGGCATACCAGTACTATAAGGAAAATATTAAGCAATGAAAAATACATTGGTGATGCATTGCTCCAAAAAACTTATACGGTAGATTTTCTTACAAAAAAGAGGGTTGTGAATAACGGAATCGTACCTCAGTATTATGTAGAGAATAACCATGAAGCCATTATCCCGCGTGAAATTTTCATGCAGGTACAAGAAGAGTTAGTTCGTAGAAGTAGAGGACATATAAGTACTAGTGGAAAGAAAAGAAACTTTAGTTCAAATCATGTATTTTCGCAAATTATCTTCTGTGGTGAGTGTGGCGAAATATACCGTAGAGTTCATTGGAATAATCGAGGTAAAAAATCGATTGTTTGGAGATGCGTCAGTAGACTTGAGAATACAGGGTTAACTTGTCATTCCCGAACCGTGCTGGAGGATATGATAGGTATTGCTACGGTAGAGGCAATTAATAAACTAATAGGGCAAAAGGATGGCTTTTTAACTATCTTAAAGGAAAATATAGAAACAGTGATAAGTGAAACGGGCAATAATGTTGTTTCCGAGATAGATAAAAAGCTAGAGGAATTACAAAAAGACCTTTTGAGACTGGCCAATTCCAAAGAGGATTATAACGATATAGCCGATGAGATTTACAGGCTCAGAGAGGAAAGACATAAGGCTTTAGCAGAAGAAGCTGGCAAAAAAGGCTCCAAGCAAAGACTAGAAGATATGGAAAAGTTCCTAAATGAACAATCCACCCTCCTTGAGGAGTATGATGAGCAACTAGTAAGGAGACTTATAGAGAAAATAACGGTTTATGATGACAAACTAACTATTGAATTTAAATCTGGTGTAGAAATTGATATAGAAAAATAAAACGAATTTGACCGCCGATTGAGGAGAAATACTTCTTGATGGGCGGTTCTTTTCTATTTATACTTGGGGATAATCTAATAAGTGAACTCGTTTCAGCAAGCTGAAACATCGGGGAATCAGATGGAGAGTCTACTCCACCTGATTAAAACCCACCTACGCTGCGCTTAGAGGTGGCGGTCTTGACCGTAAAGCTAAAAGATAAACACACTTGAACAATTACTCATATGTTTTTATTGACAAACGGAGAATTGAGGTGTATAATACATATGAAAGCTTATTCAAGTGTTCAATTGAATGATAAGGAGGTGATATAAATATGGCAAAAAAAATTCAACCAATTGAAAGATGCTACTCTGATGTAATACATGAGGAAATTGTAAATAAAGTGCGAGAAAAAATGCCTCAAGAAGAAACTCTATATGATCTAGCAGAACTATTTAAAGTTTTTGGAGATTCAACAAGAATTAAGATACTCTGGGCATTAGATGAATCAGAGATGTGCGTTTGCGATATTGCATTCTTATTAAATATGACCCAATCAGCAATTTCACATCAGCTAAGAGTCTTAAAGCAGGCTGGACTAGTAAAGAGCAGAAGAGAAGGAAAGATTGTATTCTACTCTCTTGAAGATGAACATGTAAAGCAAATATTTGACCAGGGATTAATTCATATTTCAGAAGAAAGTAAGTAA